ACATACTTTTCTGCATCACGACTGCTCAATGCACGAGCATACCCTTCTAAGTACTTTTGAAAATGTTTACGTCTTATTTTACGTAACTTTATGTTTAGAAAATTAAGTACTGCTTCAATTTCTTGTAGTTGATTGAAACGGTGCTCTGTAAGTCCAGGTAATGCTTTTATATTTTTTTCAACAAGTCCGCCAACTCTGCATTCACTCTTGGCTATTTCCAACTCATGTTCATAATGAGTTATAAAGCCAGGAATCTCTGCAAGATTATTTGTTACACGGCTATACCACATTGAGATTAATATTCATCGTAGTTGAATTCACCGTCATCATCATACTGATTGAGTAGTTCATCTTCTTCTTCATCTTCAAAGTCGTCTTCATCATTCTCGCCAAGATAATTGCCAACTGCCATTTTGATTGCACCGTCAAACTTAAATGCTTCACGAATTTCGTCAGCATTATGATTAAGCATTAATACTGCCACAACTGCATCAGCGGCTTCAGTGATATCTCCTGTGTCTAGCATAAATGGGCGTGTTTCTTTCCATACCAGTGCGGCTAAGTCTAATGACACTATACGTTCTCCTCGTTAAATGTTTCGCCTGCAGCTGCATGGACATCACCGTGTCCGTCAACTACATCTTCAGCTTCTGGAGTACTTAGCACTTCTTCAATAATATTAAAATCACGCATAACCTTGTCTAAACAACCATCTTCGTTGCGTTCCCATGCTTTACGGAACTGTAGTATTTCTTGTTTATCACTTGTTAAGAAACGTAGCCTGTTGCCTTGCTTTGTTAACAAGCCAGTTGCTTCTGCTAGATCAACAAGTCCACTGTACGGATTCATACCTGTTTCATATGGTATCTTAACTTGTACTGATTCAAACGGTTTTGCATATCTGGTTTTCATAACCTTACATGCGGCACGTATGCCTTTTACCTGTGATATCTTGTTACCATCTTCATCTTCTTTAAGTTTAAGTTTACGCATTGCAACAACAATACTACTTGCATAGATAAATCCTTGTCCACCTGATATCTTATCATCTGGATCAAACATATCCTGTGATGCATATGTGTGGTTAGTACAAACCATACCAACATTGTAACTACCAAACATGTTCACTGTGTTACGCACAAGTGCAGTTAGTGCCTTTGGCTTTCTACCCAAGTCACCTTTCATGTCTCCAGATTCAAACTGGTTAACATCAGTTGGTGTTAGCATCATTCCTAAACTATCAATCACAAACAATACCTTAGGACGTTCGCCATCTGGTAATGCTTTGTAGTCTTTCATAAATGTGCTTACGGTCTTTGCAACATCATCAATCATACTCATTGCAAGTTTAAGCAATTTGCTTTCGTCGGTGTCAACACCAAGTGCATGTAGCCATGACTCATCTAGTGCGTTTTCTGTGTCAATAAGCACAACAAATATGCCTTGCTCTTGTGCATGTTTAACAATATTTCCTGCGGCAAAATAACTTTTACCTGCTCCTGATTCACCAGCAAACACTGTAACTTTACCTAGTGGACAACCTTTGTGAAAGTCACCTGAGATTAGATAGTTAAGTGCATAGTTGCCTGTGCTAATCCAGTCTGTTGGATCGTTAAAGCCAATTGACAATCCGTCAATGCTTTTAGTAATGTCCTTGCGGAATTTGCTTACGTCAAATGGTTTTGCCACTGTATTCTCCTTCGGTTGGTATGTTGTAAAGATCTTTAAACACTTTACTACTATCTAAATTTCTTCGTTGATCCATTACTTTTAACTGACTTAAACTATTGCTTAAATCTTTTTCAAACGGCTCGTTTATATAATTCAGTATGTTCTTATAGCTTTCTTCTAGTAAGTACCCAGGTTTCTGATTGATCTTGTTCTGCAACTTTATTTTAACTAAGTCTAACACACTTTTGGGTACATGTCTAGCATTTAGGTAAATCGGAGATAATAATGGTCCAGCAATAAAACTGTTGTTATGAAATCCTTTGTTCTGAAAATATTCCACAGTGTCAAAAAAACTATTGTAGTTTAACAAAAAATATAACATATTGAAACTTACCTTATGATCTTGTCTTTTAACAATTTCTAAATTATCTAAGAAGTCCTGCCACTTTCCTCCATATCTTATATACTCAAACTCATCACCAGTTGTTTCAACACTAATAGTCCAATGAACGTTTTTAAACTGGCATATCTTTTCAAAAACCTGTGTGTCAGTCTTGCTTAGATTTGTATTGATACGTAAGTTTACATCTGGATTAACATCTGCTAGTAAGTCTAAAAATTCTTCGTTTTGTTTCATCTGCAATGGTTCGCCGCCAGCCATGTACACATGTTTCAATTGAGAAGCATTTGAAAAGATATAATCTTTGAATTCTTGCAGTTGAGCTTTGTTTGGAGTAGAGCTGAACTGTTTAAGTTCGCTTGCCCATTTGCTGCTGAATTCACTACTACAATACACACAAGCAAAATTACACAAATTAGTCCATCTAACATCAACAGCTCGTAGACCATGATTGCCTTGTTGATAGTCTACAAAAGGTTCATTTTTAAGTTCACGCATGTAAAAAATTCGATCACTTATTATATCAAAAGATTGCTTTCCTTTTTCTAGATCATAGCAAGGTCCACAATTTGGTCCTGGTTTGTCATTCAGCATGCAACTTTGTGTATGCTGATTAGCGTCTCCGTTTAGAATCTCATCAATGCTATTTTCTTTAAGGTCACCTATTTTTCCGGCACTGCGAATACAATTTTTAACTTTGCCATCAAAATTGTACATCAATCCCTTGAATGGCATTGGGCAAAACACACCCTTCGTTAATGCACGTTTTGCATCCATTATATTGCCACCGCGTTTGGTTTGAAACTTAGGCTAAGTTCTTCTGGAAACAAGTTGTTGTGTCTACATGCAATGTAAAAATCGCATACTGTTTTAACCCATAAATCAACGTCAGCAGCATTTTCTCCTGCTTTGTTATAAGGTTGAGTAGCCACTGCTCCTGGTCTAATTACACTTAATCTGCAAAGAGATCCTTGTTCTTTCACTGTTTTTACTGCATCCTCTAAAGCTCTCTTTTGTGTCCGGTATTCAGCAATTTGCCTAAGAGTCATTCCAGGTATTTGTGGAATCTTGTAGTTTGCTGCCATTATAGTGCTTATTATCCAAATCATCTTGTTGCTATTATCATGCCATTGTTCAACGACATGTTGGAATAGTTCAGTTTGAGCATATCCTGCTTGTGCATTGTTTATCCACATATCGCATGGTGTTATGTGTTCTAGTATCTTTGGTATGTTTCTTATATTATGGCCCTCTCTTTGGCTCAACCCAACAATCTCATGTCCTCTAGATGAAAGATACTGTGCAAAACTTTTGCCAATGCCATTGGTATGTCCTGTTATAGCAATTTTCATATGTAATCCTTAATGCTTATATTTCGTAAACGATCTTGTGTATCAATAAAACTATCCAGTTGATCTTGATTATTCTTGTTTATTGCAATTTTTGATGACACTGCATTGTTTAATAATTTGTTTTTAGCTTCTAGTGTAAACGTGTTAGTATATATAGGGTTCAATGCTTTTGGCGTATTTAAAAATGCCCAACTATGGTTAAGACCCACTGAACGAGCATAGTCTTCAATTTGGTCAAAGTTTCCAACATTTAAACTATGCACAGTAGTCCATGCTTCAAGTGTTAAATTGGAATGCTGTTGCTTTAGTTTTGTATACGCAGTAACAGTCTTAGTATAGTTACTCCAGGTAATTGGCCATCTTACATAATCATGTACATTTTCCACTCCGTCCAAACTTAATGTAACAATTAATTTTATTTTTCTATCAAGGATTTTATCGATGTTTGGTAACAGTCGACTGCCATTTGTATTCACCCTTATTATTTTGACATTTACAGGCAAGTCAGTTAACAATTGCTGATATGCAGGACTGGCCGTTGGTTCTCCACCATTTAGATCAAGCTCTACTATTTGTTCCATCGGTACAGTATCAAACAAGCTCACATTATTAATTTTGATATAGTCTTTTGTTTCTAGACTACCAATTTTAGTGCTTAGATTAGCATTGCAACTTTGACATGCACTATTACAAATATTATCTAATACACCTCCTAAGATTAGATAATCAGATTTAATTTTTGAAAGAATAGTATCTCGTTTTATACTATTCAATCTTATACTATGAGAATCATTGCTGTGTTCAGTGGTTTGGCATCTCTGACACTCTGATGGCCATTGATTGTTATCCATCTGGTTTTTTATATCTGCTAACCAACTGCTTTTTTGCATACTTTCCCAATTGGTAAATTCTGGAGCTGCCGTCATATGACCACATTTCCCAATTGTTCCAGTATTGTTAAACCTTACAAAATGATCTAACCTAGGGCAATACATTGTTCGCAACCTCATTAAACTTTTGTATTAAAATATTATATGATCCACTTGGGTGTTTTTGTAAAGTACTTATAATATCTTCAAAGGTATGACTGCTTCCACACATATCTTCTAGCATTTGATCAACGAACAACCAAAGTTTTAAATCATCACTGAGTGATTGAGTTAACTTTTTTTCAAATTCAGTTGTTACTGGTAGTATCCCAGCTCTACTCGTATGATTAGTAACTTTTCCAATATCAGAAAACTTTCTTAAATTAATTTGGCACTCTGGTGATATATATCTACTTAGATTAACCAACCATAAAAACTGAGGTAGATAATGTCTATTTAAAAAATTATACTTTGTGGCAAACCAAAAACAAGTATCAGGATCTAGTCCTTTATAATCACGTTGTAGATGTTGCAAATAAGTGTTTATTCCACTAATATACCTTGAGAGAGGATCTCTAATATACACATCAATTATTTGAAGTTGAGCAATTTCACTGTTTTTATAAACTCTTAACTTCTGATTGCGTATATCCTTACGTAAACTACTGGTTCCGTTTTTTTGTATCAAATATACATATTGATTGTACGATGATAGTTCCACTACCTCACAATTATTTGGGTATAGTTCACTATCTAATAGTGTTAGCATTTATTTTCCAAGATAATGAGGGCAAGGAGAAAGGAAAAAACCTTGCCCTCCATTGCCGTTAAGATGAAGACTGTCTGCTACGAATCATAGCAAGAATATCTTCGGCTTTTTGTCCACTACCAGCAGGGGAAGCCGGTGCTTGGACTGGTGCAGTTGGAGTTGCACCCATCTCTTCAGGTGTAGCAACCGGAGCAGGAGCCGTTTCTGCTACCGGAGTTGGTGCCGGAGCACTAACTTCTACAGGTGTTGCTGTTGCTGATGCAGCCGCCGCCATTGCTGGAGCTGGTGCTGATCCTTCAGGCTTTTGCATACCTGCTGGACGAAAGTATGATCCCCAACGATCAACATCATATGCTTGACCATCTACTGATGCTTCAAACATTTCTTTCATCACTTTTAGTTCTTCTTCACCTGGACGTTTAGGTAGGAAGTCACCTAAATTATATAAACCTTGTGAGTCAATAGCAGTGGCTTCTGCTTCTGTTAATGCAGTTTCTTTTCTTGCCCATTTTGATGTACTGTAATCAGCATAACCACCTTTAGAAGTTTTGCTTACTCTAAAGTCTAAACCTCTTGCATAGTCTGTAGGTAGTTCCTCTAATTCAGGATCCATCAATGCACTTTTAATAATTTGAAAAATCTGCGGACCAATGATGAAACGTCTGATTGCTTTATCTGATTTGTCATCTGTGATTGGATTCTCTCTTACAAATCCTTGCATTACATAACTACGTTTCTTCCAGTACTTACGACCCATATCTTCTAAACTTTTGTCTTTGAACCACGGACGTACTTCAGTTAGGATTGGACAAGTATCTCCCCACATTTCAACACAAGGAACCTGTACTTGAACACTCTTACTGTCCATCTGTCCTTTGATACCATTGAATGGGAGTTTGATCATTGCACGTTCAATCCAAAAGAACGTGTTGTTGTTATCCATATCGGGAAGGAAACGTAGTACTGCACTATCGCCTTCGTTCATATTCCAATGTGGGTAAATTGCACCATCGCCGCCGGATGATTGATTGCCTTGCTTATT